ACAGTGTCGACGAAGCCTCTAACAGGGTTGGTATAGCTTCCTGTTTCCCTGGCTTGCTTGGCTGCGGCTGTAAGGGCATCGCTGATTTGCCCTGGCGTGTTCGCCGCTGTTTGGAGGAGGGTGATTGATTGCGTGTCATGATCGGCTCTCCTTTGGTTTGCCTCTCTTGCTAATTGGTTTCCTTCTTGCTCCAGGCGCTCGGCGTTTCTATTAAGTGAAGCAAATGCGTTTTTATCCTGGCGCAATAATTTGACCGCTTTATCTAATACTTTGGCGCGTTCAAGATAAAACGAATCAGCGATCAGCTCGTCACCGAATAGTGATTCTTGTTCCCTGATTTCAAAGTCTGCGACCTTGATCTGACGAATTATTGCTTCAGCCTGAAATACATTGGACGGATCAGCTTTGGCTAAAATGCCTATTGCAGTCTTTTGTAACGCCTCATCCTCAATGATCTTGCCGACCAATGCACCATAGTTTGCCGGAATGACGCCGTTTATAATCGCACCAAACGCATCATCACCCAAAAGCATAAGATCCCTAGATTGCTTTACTAGGTCAGATTGAGGCGGTAATTCTCCTACGCGCTCGGGTGCTTCTCTCATCACCTTTGTCGCATCAATCGCTGTGCCAGTACCCTCTGATATATTTTTTAGAGCAGCAGACACACGAGCCATTGCCGGAGTTACTCCATCCACTTCCCTAAGTAGTTGCCCATAAAGACGAACATCTTGAGACGGATCTAGTGCCTTGATTCGCTTGGCAAGCCCTAAACGCTGGTGTCCGTCTGCAATGAATTTTCTGCCATCAGCATATTCATAGACAGTTACTTGCCCTGATTTTTCTGGCATCCATTTAGTAACGCCCTGCAATCTTTCAGTAACACCAAACTCATCACCACCTTCTTTGAACTGAAAGGTTTTTGCATCAACCTGTATTTCGTCGGGATTAAATCGATAGACTATCCCGTCAAGATTATCAGCCTCATAGACCGTAGCCCTGGGCGCAGGATTTATTTCTGGCTTATCTGGAATTGGAGGCGGCTCCATGTTCTCAACAGCAACGGTCGCTTGTTCCATGTATCGCTGGTGAGCGGATGCAGACACTTCGTTCTTTGGGTCGCTAAGAGGATTAGCAGCCATATCCTCATCAATCGCCCTGGCCACATCCTCCATCGCCTCAGTCATTGGCGTTTTCTTGAACGCGCCACTGTTTATGATCGCGTCATAGCCTTTCTTGGCCTGCTCTGTAGTCAGCGAATAGGTCTTACCAGCAACACGGAATGCCAATGGCGTGGCGCCACCGAATAATCCACCCAACGCTACCGCCTGATAAAAGTCCTCATAGGTATAATCGTAGCCAAGGGATTCATACCAATCTTTTACGCCAGCCTGGGCAGACGCCTCAGTACCAGCGCCGATCATGGCCTCACGGAATATCGCCGCCCTAAATGATGTTGCGCCACCACCTATGAACATTGTTTGAAATAAAAGGGGATCAGTTGCTAGGCCGCCGATAGATCCGGTAATCCTTGCAATCATGTTAGTGCCGCCTGGCGATCTAGCCGCTACCTCTTCAAATACTTCACGATTGTATTTAGCTTGATCCATGCCCTGTTGAAGCAGTTGCTCATGGGTAATCCCTGCTAGATCTTCACCCAGGACATCTTTGTTTTCCTGGATGTACTTAAATATTTTCTTTGTGTAATGCTCGTACTGGCGAATGCCATGACCTTCACTGGCAGTAGTGAACAATCCAGAGTTGAGATGATTAGCGGGATTGTAGAATCCGGCATCAGTGCGCTCATTGATCTCTTCAATAAGTGGTTGCCATTGATCATGCAGCACTGTGGCTTCGCTGTATGATTGCTCGTTGGTTCGAGCAAATTCAAAAGCTGAACGGATATTTTCCTGGAACGTACCCAGGCCATCCGTCAAGGCTTGTTCGGGATTAAGGTCGAGCGGATCTGGTCGACGGAATAGAAAGCTCATTATCTGAGGCCATAGTATTTAAGGACATCGATAACCACAGGATTTTTGCGATCGTCAGCAATCCATCTAAATCCTGGGCTGCCAGGTTCGCCGACAGCCATGTAATAGTACCCGTATGAATGAGCATATAGCTGCGCGTCATTCTGTATTGTCCTTACCTGACGACTAGTTACCTCAAGGCCGGTGTTCTGTAATATGTCATCAGCCGTTATCTCGTCGAGCATGTCCTCCATCTTGCCGGCATCAAGCTCTGGTGGTAACAATGTGATCGTACCGCGTACTTCTTGCAGCCCACCCTTGCCGGTCCTTGGATCATATCCAACCGCCAGGTTGATCGACTCTTCCCACAATGCAGAGTCAAATACCTCAAGCCCACGCTCAAATGCTTTCTGTGCATAAATAGCGTTAGCCACTTCTCTGGTCGCAGATTTCGCTTCAGGCTGAAAGTTAAACGCAGTTTCAGTTGCATCCTGGTACATAAAATTAGTGTTAGTCGGCGTGAAGTCTATCGGCTTGTTACCTTCCTCGATTCTGTCAATGCCCTGCAATGCGACTCTGGCAACATCCATTTTTTTAAGTTTTACAAGCCCGCCAATGTGAGCAAGCTCTGGTTTCTTTGGCGCTATCTGAGCAAATACATCAGGGGATTTGTCAGAAAAATTAGTAACCACAGATTCGAGAACAGCCATCTTTGTAATGGAGTCGCCTTCGCTCAATACGTTAGCCATCTGATCTGATTCTGCGTCAGTCAAGTATGTTGGGGTAATCCCATAGATCCCTGCTATCTGCCTGCTTTGAGCAACACGATCAGCGACCATGCGCGGGTCATCAATGTTGAGCGGAGCCAGCTCGATATGCCCGACCCTGGCAGCATAGGCCAGCGGATCCTTCTCAATAGCAGACGTCATCTCGTTCAACAATCCTCGAGCAGCAGATGCAAGCTCTACTTCTTGCATGGTATCTAGGCCAGCCTCGCCTTGCCCCGCGACGCCTTGCTCTATTTGTAAAAGCTCTTGCTGTACTTGCAGCGGCGTCATCAGCTTCATTGGAGTTAAACGCTCATTGAGAAACTCAAAGTTATCCATCTCTTGACGTAACTCGGGATCGTACATCTCAAACTGCGATACCTTGTTCTCCAGGTCAGCGATCTCTGCCTTGCTGGGCGTACCACCTTTAGTCAATATCCTGGTTTGTTCCTTGATATCACTCTTAACATCCCTAGCCAGACTTTGCGTTCTGCTTATCTCTGTATTGAGTTTTGTTTGCAGACTCTTCGCCATGTCCCTGGTTCCATCAGGACCAAGCTGACGAATATCGAGCTTGTCAATGTAATCTTGTTTTTCTTCAATGCTGGTCAATCGCTCGAATGATGCAATGGCGTTTTCTTTGTAAAGATCTCGTCTCAAATTTGAAATAGCTTTTGCGATCTCTGCGTTTGAATACTGATTAGTCTCCATGAACGCAGCGATCTCGGCGATCTCATTCGCGGCCAGTTGATCATTGAATGATTCTGAATTAGCCAGATACATTGCCGTATTCACGCGCTCTTCTAATCCAGTGGCGGCTAAAGCTCGCATCTCAGCAACGGCGCGTTTTTGATCTACTACTGAGTATTGCTCACCTTTTAGCGCAACAATCTTATTCAGATCATTCATTGCAAACGGAGCAAAGTCTGGATCTAGCCCTTCGAGAGAGGCCGCGTATCCATCAAATAAATCTTGTGCTTGAGCTTGGAACTGAGCATAAGGAAGCTCTGCCGCTTCTGCTTCATTGTAGAGTTTAGTCATCTCAACGCTGGCATTAGTCAACAATGTATCGACTGATATCCTTTGTTGTAGCTTCCTGGCTTCCTCTTCTTCCCGCGTCCTTTTGATCTGACGCTCTTCTACTTCGCGCTCGACAAATGCGGCCATACGCCCAATCGATTCAGAGAATCGCTGACGCTCACGCAGACCAGCAAACTCAACGCGACCAGGATCAATCGCGGTTATGCCTGCTTTTTCATATCTGGGTAATCTAGCCATGATTTATCCTTACGCAACTCCGACAGGGGCCGGCGTCAATAAATATCCTGTTCCACCTATTTGACCGGCTGTGCCTGGTGTCGGGCTGATTGATGCTGCCGGATCTACTCCAGTCGTGCCGCCTTTCATTGCCCCAGCCGCCGCAGTTCCAACAGTTACTAATGCGCCGATTAACCCTGATCGATATGCAGCCTTACCCGCTGCCTTATATTGCTTCGCTTGATATTCAGCCATGCCAGTTGCAATCAGGGCATTGTCTCTTGACTGGTTATAGTCACGCATACCTTCTTTCATTGCGTAGTTTTGTAGATTCAGTGCGCTACCTGACAAGGGATCAACACCGCCAGCAGCAGCACGAGCAACCGTAGATGCCAGGTTTTCATTCAATCGCCTCAATACCTCGATGCCTTGTTGCTTATACTGCAATGCCTGGGCGCGACCCCGCAGTTTCTCTTGAGCAGCGCGAGCATCGTATTCAGCACGAGCATAAGCACCCTGCTTCCAAGTCGAATAAGCCGATACTCCCGCGATGATAAATGGAACTACTTGCGCCATATCAGTTTCCTAAACTTACCCTGTACTCCAGGCCCAACAATGTAAACTTGAGCGGAGCTGTTTGCGTTACTGTGATCTGAGATGTTTGCGAATATCCCAACATCCCTCTGACCGTCTTAGTACCTGTGAACTCTGGAACCGGCGCATCAAGAATCCCAACACCTAATTGCCTGAATGCAACCAGTTGATTATTGATTGTCATATTTTGCGTTTCATATACCGGCGCATCAACTTGAACAATTCTTTTCTGTAGTCCGAACACCGATCCTTGCGCCAGCCTTGGCTCAACCGGCATGGTCTTGACTTCAACGTCATAATCCATCCCAAATTCCCAGGTCGAATAAGTCCGATCAAAGTTGACGGTCGGACCCGTTTTAGTACCTGGTTCAACAATACCATCACCGATCACCTTGACGGGATGATTTACATTGGGTTGGTTCATTGCTCCTGAAGATGCAGATGTACCTGTCACCGCATAGTCAGTAAATACATTGGAATCGAACTTGAGAAGATGGCCTCTAACATTGGTCAGCCCACCATCGTCGTATTTGATAACGACATAAACGTCAGTCACAACGACCGCAACGCTTACGATCTTATAGAAGTTATTAGTATCGCCATCTGTTTGTTGGCCCAGGATGATCCGGCTCGGAGCGATCACATTCTGATCCGGCAAGATAGAGTACAGGCTGATCGTGCCATCATCACCGTTGACAATATAAACCTGCTCGGCCTCGTCGGTAGAGACCGCTCGGCGCTTCGCCATATCAATAGGATTCTTCAATAAATGCGAACTAAGCGTAGATAAAGGCAACGTGCCATAGCCGCCCTGTTCATTGCTGTATTGCATCGAAACCAATGATTGTCCCTGGCGCTGTATAAATAACGCTGATCCACCGATATTGACTACGGGAACATTAGGCTTTGATCCAATCTGGCTTTGCGGCTTGATCATGAATGTCGATGGCGTCACTGGAACACTTGGCTCTTGGATGACAACGAACTCACCACCGGACGTAAAGATCTGTAAATCAGGGCCAGGGTTTAAATTGGTGATCTCATTAAACTCTTTGACGTTAAGCGTCGCTTCAACGCCTTCATCATCGAGACCAGTGCCCTGGTCAAAGTCAAAGTATTGCGCGACCTTAGATCCCCATACGGTATTAGGTCTCAGTGCCGTACCGCCAAGGTAAAGCCTGCCTTCATAGAATGCTGCGGTCCTGGGCCAGCCTTGAGTTGTTGACCAAGTGCTTTCATATCCTGATTCTGAATACCATTGATTTTGAGATTCTGTCGGCATGGACACGTAAATCGTATTATCCATTGTCGATGTATCAAAAAACGGAGTAGTAACAACCGCTCTGACTGTTGTGTCACTTACATACTCAACGATCCTGGCTTGTCCCTGGGCCGATGTGCCCATGTTCCGGTTAATAATCTCACCGACACTCGATGGTCCATAGGGCTGAACTTTATATCCACTGGTATTGTCTGGCGCGGTATCCCAAGTACCGTCAATCGTAGCCACTTTTGTAGTGGCATCATAAGAATGGATATGCCTGTTTTGACCGCTGCCAGTTCCAGATGTGATTGTTACCACCATACCCGTGGGCTGATTTAGGGCTGTATAACTTGTTGCAGCCTTTAGTGTGATCGTCGTGCTGCTTCCAGCTTGAGCTGTACCCGTATCAGTCGTTGCGCCTGATGCCGTGAGTGTAATGTTTCCATCAACGGCAGATGGCGTAACCGCAAACTTAGGATAATGATTATGCGGATCGAACGCATAATAAGGAATGTTTATTAAAGGTAAATCTTCAAACGTCCAGCTAACATCAGAATTTCTGATCAATCGCTTAGGGTGCATATCCTCATGAACGAGGATTAACGTATCAACGGCTTGCGTGTAATTCAGCTCTGGAACGATTGCGTCAGTAATACCTGATGCAGTGACATTGACTTGGAAAACATCATTCTTAAATACTTTGATTGTGTTGCTTTTAACCACCAGAACATAAGCATCATCCCGACTAAACTGAAACGGGATGACCCTGAAGTTTTCTGGTGCTGGGCTGTTATAGAGATCAGCAATGGTTTTTAGCCCTGGTCTGCGAGTGGCGCCGCCCTGGGGATGAATGATGACATTCTTGGCAGATTCGAGGCCGTTCCCGTATTGCTCGAGATCGGTTCTTGCCCTCAGTAAAGGATCTAGCTCGCCTACGCTAAAGTTAGTTTGGAATTGCGTATAGCGTGGCATATCACCCTCTTACGTCTATAAGCGAGTAGTCCTCAATGACTTGAGGCGGGTTGCCTCTTGAATCCACATTCATGGCTTCTCGGAATAATCCACCGCGACTATTCTCGCCAGGCGTACCGAAAGCTAATGCTGTGAAGTAATCAGTCTTACTAAGCTGATCCGTAACTATTAGACCAAGCTCTGCCGCCAACGCAGTTCTAAGCAATCGAACAAAATAAGCTGGCATTTTGTCTTCTAAAACAGTGGTCTGATAATCAATGTAAACAGTTTCAAGATTGGTATAGAGCTGATCGCCATAGATCTCCCAACCATAACGGACTGGAGCTTGGCTGGTTGACGAATCAGCAAAGAGCGCCCTCACACCCGACAGCATATCGCCAGGTAATTGATAAGCGTATTTAAATTCGTTGTCCGGCGTGATCGCCAAACGAGCGAGCTGAGTCTTTTTGTATGACCAGCTCCACGGATACCTAGAAAGCAAAGAATCCCGAAGGTCGGGATACAGTAATTCGCAAGCGGTAGCGATGTCAGTCCCATCCGCAAACGAACTTATAGGTGCAGCTCCAAGCAATACCAGCGCATCGGAGCATATTGAAACGTCAGTATCGCCTGATGCCATACATGCCTCACGCTAAATAAGGGGCGACCGAAGCCGCCCCAAATTACTTAGATTGCAGCTGTCGTGATAACACCAGCAGTGTTAGTCGCAACCAGCAGTTGACCGCCATCACTAGCGTAATTCATGATGAAATCGCCAGTGGTGATCAAGCCTTCCACACTGTCGAAATAACCAGACCCAGCAACAGTGGCCTTGTTATCAGCAGATGAAGAATAGCTATAAACGGACGGTGCGTTACCGCTCTTAGAGGCGGCAACAGTTGACCAATTAGCTTGTGCAAATGCCATTAGTTGATACCTCCTTATTCAGTACAGCTGATTTTTACGATGCCTTCGTCGTCGATTGCAATCGAACCGGCAGAAAACATTGAGCTAACGAGGAATGAAGTCTTCTCAGGAATGTAGTTAACTTCAGTCTTCTGCGCCATTGATTCGGCGTAGCCCATTGAATCCTTGTGCCAGGCGAAGCAAGTACGAGTGCTAGGCTTGGGAAGACCGCCTTCGTCACGATCACCGATAGTGATAAAGCGGAAGCCCATGAACGTGTCAATCTCGCCCTGGACCAAAGCCTTAACGCTTGCGAAGTCGCTAGAAGTTACTTCAGTTTCACCCAACAATGCGTCGAGCTGGCTTGCGTGCATCAGCATATAACGATCAGAAGCAGGAACGTTTTTCTCGTTGAGCGCCTTAGCAGATGCTCGGAGCTTCTCGATGTTCATGTTTGAAGCAGCACCACCAACAGAAGTTGCAACCGTTGAAGGAGATGCAGCGGCATTGAGCGCATCGATACAAACCTGATCGATACGACGACCGATTGCCTTAGATACAACCTCAACCAGCTCACGACGCTCATCGAAGTTGATGTGCGACTGGTGGAAGATGTCGCTGTATTCAGCGGCAATGTAGTCACTCATTGTCGCAGTTACTTGCGAGTAGGTGACATTCAAAGGAGTTACATCAGTTTGCGGAACGCGAACCGTTGCAGTGCCTTTACCAATTTTAGGGAACTTAACCGTGTTGCCCTGGACGTTCGTTCGAGACCGCATCGTCCCACGAAGAACCGACTCGGCCTGATACGCCTGTTTAACCTCTGATTCGAAGAGGGTAACAAACGCAGTCGTTACATTCTGTGCCATGACAGAACCTCCATAAAGTAAGTTTGATTAGTCGCTACCGTTAGCCGAAGATCGGGCGGTTACTTGTGGAGTATGTCTCCACCACCAACGGACTCACCGTATAGAAGGGCCGCGAGCGCGGTTAGCCATCAGGCACAATCTTAACGAAAACTCAAGTATTAATACAATACTTTTTGTTACTGCGCTTGCGCGGTCATCCACTGCCGTTCGATTTTAGTCCTCCAGGCGGTATCAGTTGTCCATCGAGGATCAGAAATTGCAGCTTCCAAATCCTCCCTGGTCATCTCTGGTGCGCTTGGTGCAGACTGAATCGGGATGTTCTCGTTAGTAATGGCTTGGTGATATTTCAGGAATGCGTTGATCGCATCGGCGCTGTTCAAACTCATCGCCATTGCTTCTCGCTCATTGTTAGTGAGCGGCGCCTTGAGCAATAAACGCTCAGCCATTTGGATCTTTTCCTGAGCACGTTCGCCCAGCTTATTCATTTCCTCCTGGTGATTAATCTCCGCAATCTCTTGCTCTTGCTGCGCTGTGCCCAAGACAGACTGAGCAAGGTCTTCAAACGCTTTCTGGCTAATTCCGTTGTCCTTCGCCCAGGCTTTGTAGATATCCATGACTTCATCATCTGCATAAAGTCCTGCATCTTCGAGGCTAGAAAGGTCATATTCATCTGGGGCTTTGTGTTTGCCTTGCTTAAACTGCTTTTCAAGTTCAGCATAAGATTTAGCCAGCTTCTCAACATCCGGCCCATCTTCATCCCAGAATTTTTCAGGGTAATAGTCAGGCCGTTCGAGCGGAGTGTCCTCTTCATCAGCCACCATTGGTTCTGAATCTTCATGCAACGGTATTGGAGCCTCTTGTGCTGGCTCTTCAGACTCTGCTTGAGATACGTTAAGTAATGTCGGCTCAGTCGCCTCATTTGTTGCTTCATTAGTTGATACTGCTTCATTAGCCATTGTCGCTCCTTGCTACTCGTTTTTCGATCATACGAACTATCTCAGCCATCCCCGTCCTAACGTATCCATAGCTTGGATCTTCGCCAGGCGTCCAAGATGGCTGTTCGATTGTCAATGTTCTTAGATGATGGAGAACCTTTTGGCCCTCTTCACTCTTAAACACCCTGCCATATAGTATATCGATATCGCTGGCTTTGGGTGTTTCATAAAATGCTTCGCTCAACCCTTCCCATCCATCGCTCATTGAATAGCGGCCTCCATTGCTCCCCCGTCATTAACTTGCTGTGGTATTCCAGCAGCCTCTTGCTGCATCATCATCATCTGTTGCATAAACATCATTTGCTCTTCAGGTGTGCTGAGTAGATTCTGATCGATACCGAATCGCTCCGCGATGAACTCAAGTACCCTGGGCACTGATATCGTGGCCTGGCCTTGCGGTCCCATCTGATTAGCGATCTGCATATATTGAACCAGGTCATTAATCTCCTGGAGCTTTTGAGCTTGTGCAAGCGGAGATACCGGAACAACCTTAACCTCGACGCCATTCACCTTGAGCGGCAGATCGATCAAGCCTTGTTGATCCATAACAAACAAGATACGGCTAACAATCGGAACCATTGTTTCAGTAATCAATCGTCCAAATGCTGCGCCCAGATTAGTTGCCAGCTCTCGAGTACGCTCGGCGACCTCAGTGGCAGATCTAGCACTCATATTATCTGGCGGCAATGTGTCATCCATCAGGATCTTTTTGATATTCATCCTGAGATCGTTGATCACAATCTGGCTTGTATTGAAGTCACCAGCTCTCGGCAAAGGTGCAAGCGAAGCGCCCTGGGCGCCACCGTTTCTCGCAACCGCGATCACGGCCCCTGGCTGAATCTTGATATTTTGTGGATTCAATACGCCATCATCGGCAGCAGTATAAACGCCAGCGATTGATAGAGACGCATTCTTGAGCACTAATTCGAGCGTCTTGTTCAGCGTCTTAACATCGCTGATCGCTGTGACTAATGGGCCGCGGCCATAAACTTCGCCCGCGACTTTCATGTATCGTGCGACAACAAACGGGCTAGACCGCATCTCACGATAAACGAGCTCTTGCCGTTTCTCTTTCCAAATAACGTGATAATGGTATCGGCCTGTTTCGTTATCGAAGATGATCGCGTCCATCAGATCCAGGTCTTTCTCTGGATTGCGACTGATTGCATCTTCCAGGTCCGGCGTCATCTGTGCATCAGGGAACTCGCGCTGAATGGCCTCAGCCTTGACGCGGAGCTTGCGGTAAACATTCGAGACATTCCCGTATGTGCCTTCCTCGATTGCAACAAGATACTGAGGAATAGCAGTAAATCGGATTGGCGTAGCTTCATCGCCAGGCGTGATCATCATCACACCAGTACCGACAGCCATATCTAACAAGAACTCACCCATTGCTAGGTCAAAATTCGACTGACGAATCGCATCAAACATCCTGACGTTATAATTATCTAGGACAGCTTGCGCTTGTGTTCGTTGCTGTTGAGGAATACCAGTACCGGCTTCTAGTCGACACCATTGCTTGTAAGGGGGAAAGAGACCGGCCTGGAGTCTATTAGCAAATCTTTGAGTTGCATGGATAGCAGTCGAGTCAAATACCCGCGCCATTTTGGATTGACCTGGAACCCGTCCCTCGTAATATCCGTCATAAAGATTGCGCTGGGGTAATGCGTATTCATAACAATCCTCGTATATGGATCGCCATTGATCCTTGCGAGCTTGGGCTTTCGCCTCACGCTCCATCAGATCCTTAACATTAAGTCTAGGCATTTTGTTTCGCCTTCAATCGTTTGCTCATTGCGGCAGACTTGGCCCTGGCATCGGCTTTTGAAGATGCGCCCCATGCTTGGAGAGACAATAGCAGTCTAGTGGGTCTGCCTTTTGAATCGCGCTCTGGACCAGGATTACCAGCCATCCTTGCAAGAAAGCTGGCTCTCCTGGGATTGTCACCAGATTTGACTGGCGGCTTGAGATCACCTCCTTGCTTGCGCTCGAAAAACTTACGGCCAGCCTCGTTGAGACCACCCTTGGGATTTTGATAACGCTTGGCGACCATTACATTCCGATCCGAACGTCTGCGGTTCCGCTTGTATACTCGCCAGTCTTAAATCCCGCTCGATAGATTACCGTTGGACCAGGATCAAATCCATAGGTCTCAATGTTGGACGTAAATGTCTCGACATCACGCCAGGTCGATCCTCGGTCCAGGCTGCGCTGAACAGTGATCGTACCAACCCAAGTCCCTTGAATTGAGAAATTAAATTCTTTTTCGGTATAAAGCCCATCACAAAACGTATTCTGTGCGCTGAGTGACGCTTCAACCAGGCCAGTGTCTCGATCCAAAATTGCCATGCAAACTCCTATTTACGCTTTTCAGCTTTTTCAATTTTCTGCAAAGTCCCATAAACATAGGCTTGCTTACGCTCGCCTTTGAGACCTAAACGCTCCGCGCTCAACATCAGTTTCTTTTTAATTTTCTTGGGCATGATTCCTCCAAAAAAAAATGCGGCGACCTGGATTTGGGGGCGGGGACGAGGAGCGAAGTTACCCCCTGGGGATCAAGGATACGCCAGGCCGCCGCAAGTTATCCTCCTGCGCCTAGTGTTGCGCGTCTTTCTTCCATTTGGCTTTGAACCCTCGTGGGCGATAACAGCATTCGCAAGCCGCCGGTTCGACGCGCTCGCTTACGCGCTGCGATTTGTTCTTGCAATTCCCTTTCTGCCGCCTCTGCCCTGGCCTCAGCTCGCTCTTGAGCTTCGATCATCTTGGGATCTGGCTTCGGTGCTTTAGGACGCTTGAATAATCCGCTCATTCTTTAATCCTTGTCATTAGATAATAATCGGCCCCTTCAGGACCAAACCTACGCATCACAGATTCTACCTTGAATCTTAACCGCTTTGCGAAATTAAATGCTATCTCATTTTCGCATCTTACCGTAATCTGCAATCGCATCAAATCAAATTCTGTAAAAATACTGTCCAGAATGTGGCGAGCGCCGCGCAACACAGATATCGCATTGTTCTCTATGCCTTCGCCTGGAATGAGCCATGCTTCAAAATTGGTAGGCCAGAGTGGTCGGACGCCGAATACCGCTATCGGTCTACTGTATGACATAGCGGTCCATGAGAATCCTGGTACGGCATTCTCGCCAACGTATTCGTAATAATCGGGAATTGTCTCGACGTATTCTTTCTCGAACGGCTTTAGCTCCAGAGATAGCAAGTGATGTTGCGAAAACGGCACGATCACCAAATTGTTTGCCAGCCGCAAAGTCGGGAGCTGGATCATCAGAAGATACTGAAATCAGTGTTGGCCGTATAAGTCCCGCCAGAGGATTGATAAGTGCCACGGCGCAAGCGCCGCTGTTCGCCGCCACCCAGCATGAGATATCCGAATGCGTCCCCAACGTGCGAGTGATCGTTTTTGACCGGCGTATCCTTGAATCGTTCCTGACCCGCGCCAAGACTTTGCCGCTTGAAGAAGTACCCACCCGACAAACTCTTACGCAGCCGCAGGCATTTTTTGTCGACCAGTAAAGCAGGCTTGCCTGATATCAATCGACTCATCGGCGCAGCGCCAGCCTCCCTACGCACCTGGAAAGCATTGCTGTCAGTCGGCTGCGCTTTGAAGCCTATTGATCTTAGGTGATCAAAGGCTGTCACCTCGTAGATCTCATCCCGCTTGTTACCCGCCGGATCGCCCCAGATCAGAATCTCGTTCTTGTTGTATCGCTCCGCGACCCTGGCTTGCAGCTCTTGACCAAATCGCTCCAGGCCCATGTCAAACGAAACCAGCTCATCGAGCACCCGCCACGCACCGCCATTGGTTCGTTGACCAAAGACAGCCGCAGGCGTCAAACCAAAGTCCACGCCAATCTGTACGGGATAGTACGGGTCTGGCTCCAGCTCCGCGCTCATCAGTTCATCATCGTACTCGGGCCAGACGGGTCGGCCCTCCTGGACGAATGTATACATGCCTTGGGCGTAGCAACGAATCCAATCAGCATTCTTGCCACCCAATAGCTGTTGATAGTAACCAGGGGGCAAGTTGTTCCGGTTCTCGGCGGTCGGATTAACCATCCACCATTTACCGCCAGAAAAAATAAATCCATTCGCTTCTGGGTTCTCGGGCAGATCGTCTTTAGATACAGGCAGCACACCGCCAGGTTGCCGGTGAAACACCCAAGGAAACTCTCCTTTGATCGGTTCCTTCTCGGCCAGCGTATGCCACCAGTGATCATTGTCCGGTGGGTTCGTATCCATCCAGATGCCGTACCAGGTCGGGCCGCCATCGGCTTTTGTTGGATAACGGCCAACGCGGTGGGTCAGCCCATCGATCACGGCTTTGGGTAATTCACGCGCCTCATTGCACCAGGCGCCGGTGATTTCGAGCGATAACAGCTTGCGAACAGACTGCGGCGTATCGAGCGCCAGGAAGATCACCTCGCAATCAATACCAGCCGCATCGCCTCGAGCGGGTAATCGCAAGTGATGAGTAATGGGCGGTTGCCAGCGCATCCCTCCCCATACGCCCTCGGGAAACAACTCCTGCCATGTTTTTATTGTTGTCGTGCGTAGTTCGGGATACGTGTTTCTGACAACCACAAATCGAGTATACCGAATCCCATCACGAGGGGAAGGCTTTTGTTTGACAGCGCGAAGCATAATTTCAGCCGCGCATCCATAAGACTTACCGGAACCAACCGGCCCCATCAATCCTCGGACAAAAGAATCGTCGTTAATAAACCTCCAGACGGTCGGTGAGTTAGAAAAATCCAGATCCAGGCTCGGGAGATCACTCATCGGCTTCCTCGTATGTCGTATATCCAGGCTCCATCAGTGCCGGATCCGGTCCCTTCATGTTGATGCCCACAATCGATGGGCGCTCCTGGTCCTTCTCGGTCTCCAGCATCCCAGCCGCTTTCGCCAGAACGCGCAACACCGCAACCTTATCGTGCATCTCAATCGTCACATCATCGCCCCGCACGCTGATTTTCTTAATCGCTCGCAAGGCATGGTCCGGTATCTCGCTCATCGGCTTCACCGTCCCATCTAAATTCACAATATCAGTAATGTTCGCCGTACCCAGCGAGATTAATTCTTGGGCCACCGCCTCTTTGTGCTGGTGCAGCGTCTCAGATCGCCGGATTCTTTGCTGAACCTGGCGCACACCCCCAAATCTACCCAATGGCGGCAATTTATCACTGGTAGTTTTGCGCTTCGCGCCATCTTCGTTGCCGGTCTTTCTTGGCATACTCCCGCCTTATGTCCTTGATCGTCGGTATCGGCTTCTGGGTCCAGTCTTTAAAGTCGGGATCCTTTGGGGCACTGAAGATCAGCACCCCGTTTTTGAATCCAAAAGGCCGCATTAGAACGGAATATCATCATCGAAGTCGCTCGATGGCTGAGTTGTCACGCCCCTGGATCCATCGTCCTCGAACAATGACAACCAGACCTCACCCTTCTCGTTGGGCAGCGGTAGCGACTCCAGCTTAATCCGGATCTTGCCATCGCGCTCAAAGGCAACCCCATGCTTCAGCCAGATGGGCTTATCTCGGTTCGGGACTTCCTTGGCTTGGCTTACGTTATAACGTTTCATGTGAAACACTCCTCTGTTATCACTTAGTTAGTGGACCCACAATATGCCATGCGAATGCGATATCGGCAACCCTTTCATGAAAAACCGGAAAATATTGCTGAGGGGGACTGCACGTAACATGCGCGGGGGCGGGGGCGCAGGGGTGCGTGTGCGCGCGCGACTGAGAGTCGGTCGTCGATGTGAGTGAGTGCTCACTAACCTGTGCCTGGCCTGCGTCATCCGGTAGGCATGATGCGCCTATGATGCGACTGTGACCTACAACCTATGCTCGAACATGCCCTCAGACTTCACCTGGTGCTCTGTGAGCGGCTTTTGATGCTCGCCAATAGTTGCCTAGCGGTGGCATTGGGAACGCGGCTCAGAGAGCGTTTAACGGGTTCCTCGAAGTATCCGAGTCCTCGAGCGTAGTCTCGACGCTTCTCGCGGCAGTATTTGACGTGATCAGCCAGGATCACCCGCCATTCTGCCTCGAGCAGACCGTGACTGATCCATCGACCCATGACTTGCTCCTCTCGCTCCGAAATTGTCCGAGGCTGTCCAAGTGTGTCGCCAGCTCTCAAAAAGTGATTACAGTAACGTCTAACCATTTCCTTAAACTCCCCGTTAACTACGTTAATGTTCTCGTCTAGTGCAACCTCAGAGGTTTCAGGTCGCGCAACCTCAGAGGTTTCACCTGGGCTCGAAAAAGTTGCACCTGGTACTGATTCACCTGCAACCCTAGAGGTTTCACCTGCAACTTCTGGGGTTTCACCTGTTTTAGGGCCTATTGGGATATCGTTAAGCGATGATTCCTCTCTCATTTCGATCTGATGCTCTGGCTTTTGGTTGCTCATAGCCTCCTCTTCGGTTCGGATTGATTCGTCATAAATGATCTTGATTGACTGCGTTTTCTGATCCTGGCTGCGCTTGCGGGCATAAACCCAATAGCCCAGCTCGCGCAGTATCCGCATCTGCTTGTTCACTGCCTGCCGACTGATCCCCAGGTCGCTCGCTATTCGGTCCTGGCTGACAAAGGTAACGCCGTTTCTGTCCACGTAACTGCACACGACTGCCAGCACTTGGATGGCTCGCGTTCGATTGATGCGCTTATCCATCACTGCGTTAAACGGGATGATGGAATACTTCCGCAGATCCTTTGGTCTGATATCCGGCGGCCTCATCGCCAGAGTCTCTGCAACCAGTAATTGGCGCCGCCATTCAGCCGGTAGATGTTATGTCCCTTAGCTGTCACGGTCTTGATTAGCTCGCTGTCTTCGACCATATCGTCTAATACCTGGCGAGCTGTACCCCGCTTGCACTTCAGATAGCTGATGATTTCTTCTGTCGTGAAGGCGCCTTGCTGGGCCACTGCGCTGCGCTTGATCGATGCTCTGATCTGATCGAACCGCTCGACCCGCTCGGCCTTCATCGTTTCTATATGCTCATAGTCCCACTTACTCATTCGCTCCTCTCCTTTGGTTAAAGCATGGTTAAAAGTTTAGTTCGATCTCGACCCTCGGCTCGTCTCCGTAGGTCTTCTCGGCTGAAATCATGTGCACCTGGCTGTCATCCACATACGCTGCACCGTTCAATCCGTCCAGGATGATCTTGATCACGTTGTCGATATCCGGCTTTTTCGGCGTGATCTCGCCGCGCCTGGCTGCCTCCTGGCGTGCCCTGGGCCAGCTTTTGGGGATCGCATATACCGCCAGTATGTCCACCTGCACGTCTCTGCCGGTCGGATCCTTGATCTTTTGTCGCGCTGCCTCGCCTACCCGCTGCTCATAATCGAGCGTCGATCTCGGCGTGTATGCTCGGCCTCGAGCGAACCTGGGCCGACCCTTGGCTTTCGGCTGTCCTGGTATCGTGATGTTGACCCTACGCATTCCTTTGCAACCAGTCGCTAACGTCCTGACTGACTGCGGGATGGCGCAACCCTTGGCGGCACAGCTCGACCACCATCGCCGCCTTGCTGATATTTTTTTCTTGCGCCTGGGCCTGAATTTCCTCGATTAAGTCCTCTGGCATACGCAAGTAGAACGACTGTAACTTATTGTTTTCACTGGTCTTTTGGCGTCTCATAAAATAATCCAAATTTTTTTGCATCAGAGGGTTGACTCTATCATCCGATATCGCTAATGTGAACACCGGAATCAAGGTTAATCACAAACAAGGAGCAACAACATGAGCGCATACTTACTGGATCCCAAAGACATTGCGATGATCGCCAACGCTGCATTTCACATGACTTGCAAGCCACGCGTGTTGACTGAGTGCTGGCACAACGCCAATGACTTGGCTCGCGACCTGGCTGACGAGAACATCCGAAGCGTCGAGTATCGATACCCAGACATGGGGCCTTGCGCTGGGATGGCTAACGCGGACTACATCTACAAGTGTGAGGTGGTCAAAGAGATCCCATACGCGACCAACCGAGACGGCGCTAAGGGCATGTATAACCTGCTCGCGAAGTATGAGTACAACGCCTGCGAACATCCCGAGTGGCACGACAATGACGCCAACGCGGTCAAGATGCTGATCAACGTCATGATGAAAGAGGCAGCTCGCAAGATGGCCGCCCACATCAAGGAGGAAGAGGAGCATGTCGCCGACCTGGTGAAGCGGGTCGAGGAGTTACGCGGAGTGATCGCCGAGCGTGACGAGAAGATCGCCAAGCTCAAGAAGAACCTGGTCGCCAAGAACGCCAAGCTCGAAGCGGCCAAGATTGCCCTGGAAGAGAACCTCGAGCTCTTCGCCTAACCCACTGACGAGGCCAGGTGATACTGGCCGAAACGCTCCAGGAGGAGCGTCTGGGAAATCAACCAAGGAGCGAAAGACATGGGAATTAATATTGATGTTTACAGAAGAGCGGGAACGGATTGCAGCGCCAACGGAGTGAGCGCCAGGTTTGACCGAGTTTGCGTGATGAATGTCGAAGGTCCATTCGAGCCTACCGAGGATCATCCTGGAGTGATGTTGATCGAGGGACCAAGCTGCGGCGGCAAAGGCAACCCGATCTTAGTGCCAGTCGAGTTAATCGATAGCGGTAAGTGGTATATGTTCGGCGGTAACTTTGGGCATACCAGCGACAGCCGATTCCGTGAAGCGGTCGAGGCGATGGTTCCTGGTTTTACTGGTGCGGTTAAGTTTCACGATCGAGTCGAAGGATAGACGCCATGAAGCCCATTATTTTTGCAGTTTTAATGGCTATGCTGATCTTGATGGTCAGCACAATGAGCTACCAGGATGAGATCGAAGCCGAGCGCGTGTACATCGAGAACGTATGCGCTGGCGCCTGGCCCGATTACCAAGAGCTGAAACCAGATTGTGAGGTGACTTATGATCGAAGTGGGAAGCGTGGTACAGATTGAGCGAGATGAATGGGTGGTGCTGAATGTCGGCATCCCTGGTAACGATGGCATTGCGCCATGTTGGTCAATGAACCTTAACGACAAACATTGCACCAGCCTGGCACTGAATATTGGCGGCAACTTTTCCAGACTGTTTGAAGACCCGCCCGAACAACTCACAAACTGAGTCCGAGGGGGTGCGAAGCCCCCGCCAACTAAAACAGAGGAGCGAACCTTATGGCTAAACTTAGCCCCAATACCCATTTGTCTGGAAGTGTGCTTCCGGCATTCATGGGTTACTCACCATTCAAGACACCCCAGGAGGTGCTGGCCGAGGCAATGGCTGCGCGTGATGGCATCGAGCCTGATCCCATCGACAGCTTGCAGATTGCTATCGGCAACGCGACCGAGGACGTTATCCTGGCGCGTGGCTTACGCATGATCGGCCTGGACCCTGATCGGATCTACAACCATGAGAACGGGACCGCAGCAAAGAAACACCCCGCACTCGATCTCTGGTACTCAGACGATGGCCTGATCAAGGTTGACGAGCCGTTGACCATCCGACACCAGCCCGAGCAAGGTATCAATGTGATGACCGAAAGTGGTCAGATTGACCTGTCTGGTCTCGGCGTCCTCGAGGCCAAGTTCACCACCGTATTCGAGCGAGCCGATGACCCGCCGCTGTATCGAGGACCAATCCAACTGCAAGCCGGAATGATGTGTCATGACGCCAACTTTGGCGTACTGATCACCTGCTACGGCGCTCGCAAACTGGTCGTGCATATCTTTCCACCGCATGAAACTACGCGAGCCGCCATCACCAACGCGGTCCACGAGTTCGAGCGGCACATTAGCGCGGGCACATTCCCCGAGCCAAAGAGCGCAGATGAAGCCGCTATTGCATTCAGTGAACCAGCCGAGGATGACACCATCTGCTTACCGGAAGGTGTGATACCGGCAATCGATAGCTACCTGACAGCCAAGCGTGTGATCGATGAATACACCAGGGAAAAGATGGCCGCCGAGCTAGAGATCATGCGATACCTGGCGAACAGCACCAAGGGTGAAGTCTATCATCCCGATCTTGGGACCACGTACAAAGTGCGCTGGCCCGTCCGACACTCGAAAGCAAAGCCAGCCGTGTGCTGTCCTAACTGTACCTACGAGTTACATCCGGCGAAGCCCGAGAGCAGTGCTCGCCAGAAAACCATCTCAATCAAAGAGGAGCAACACTAATGAGCAAGTTACCATCACTCGCACCACAGAACATGACCGAGGCAATGGAGTTCAGCAAGATGATCAGCCAGTCCGGTATGGTTCCAGGCGCCTACAAGGGCAAGCCGCAAGATGTCCTGGTCGCAATCCAATGGGGTTACGAGCTGGGTCTCCAGCCGCTCCAGGCGTTGCAGAACATTGCCGTTATCAATGGCAAGCCGAGCGTGTACGGCGATGCTGCGCTGGCCCTGGTCAAGAATGATCCGCGCTGCGCTGGCGTTAAAGAATGGATCGATGGCGATGGCGATGACCGCGTGGCTCACTGCCTGGTCAAGCGCCGGTATGCCGAGGAGATCGAGGAGACCGAGCGCACCTTCAGTGTGACCGATGCCAAGCGCGCGAAGCTGTGGGGCCGCCAGGGACCATGGACCCAGTACGCCGACCGGATGCTGGCAATGCGAGCGCGAGGCTTTGCTTTGCGGGATGCGTTCCCCGATGCACTCAAGGGTGTGATCACAGCAGAAGAAGCCCAGGACTACCCAGCCGAGAAGTCAGCCCCGCGTGATGTTACGCCTACGAAACCAGCTAACCCGCTTGATAACCTGCCGCCACCACCAGCGGATGATTATGAGGAATACCAGGCGATGGACGCGGAGCCTGAAGTGATCGACGTTGAGCCGGAACCAGTGCCCGAGCCAGTGCCCGAGCCAGTTCGAGAAGCAAGCCCGAGCCGCCCCGAATGGGTGGTATACCGGCACGATGGCGAGGCGTACAAGGAGGCTGATGGTAATAGCATCTTTGTCGATGCTTACGAAACCATGATCCAGGTCTACGGCAAGAAGATGGACAAGGAGAAGACCGACCCCGCCGAGGCAGTCGCCATGCTGTACCAGATCCGCGACCGCAACAACGCGACCGTCAAGAAGCTCCAGGCGACCGACCGAGTGCGCGTGGTCAGTGTGCTGAACAAGATGATCAGCAAGTGGGAGGGCAAGTGAAACAGCCAACGCCGATTCAACAACGGATCTACGATTATATTGCCGGTCACATCGACCGGCATGGCGTACCACCGGAACAGAAAAAGATTTGTGAGGACTTCCAATTATTTAGAACCACAGTCTCACAGCACATCGCAGCTCTCGAACGTAAGGGGTTGATAACTAGGAAAGGTAGGGGGTTTAAAAACAATATCGGATTAGTAAAATAAGTCTTTTCCAGCGGGATATCATGGATGGAGATTACGCTGAGGCATCTGGAGTTTTGCTTAACAGAGCGCCAGAGGAAAATCGTTGAGCTTTCCGCTAAGGGATTAACTCTTAGGGAGATAGCTGACGAGATTGGTGGCAATCACCAAAACATTCACAAAGCTATTCAGGCAATCAGGAAGCGAGCCGCTGGCCGAGGCTATTCTCCGAACGATGATCTAACCCATCCGACTGCGCCAGGCTTTACGACCAAACGAGTCTCGACAGCCTACGGCGAGGATGGTTCGATCAAATTGCAATGGCACATCCAGGAGCCAGAGAAGGTCGCCCTGGAAGAGATGGTCGCGAATCTAACGGAAGGGCTAAAGGATGAACTGAGGGGAGTCCACAAATCACTGCCCAAACCTACCAAAACTGATAACGATCTGATGGCTTGCTACCTAATCGGCGATCATCACATTGGAATGTATGCCTGGGGCGAAGAAGCGGGTGAAGATTGGGACGTTGACAAGTCAGAGAAAATTCTCGAGGACGCGGTTGATCGCTTGGTCGCATCGTCTCCGAACGCCTCGATTGGTACGCTGATAAACCTTGGGGATTTCTTCCACATTCAAGACAGCACGAGCACCACCGCTGCGAGCAAACACCTGCTCGACAGTGACGGGAGATGGGGCCGAACCATTAGAGCGGGGACTCACCTGATTAAACGGGTAGTCCTGCGAATGCTTCAGAAGCACAAGTACGTCCAAATTGTAAACGCTAGGGGCAATCACGATCCGGACGCTGCGCTGTTCCTCAACACCGCCATCCAAATGTATTTCGAACATGACAAACGCGTCACGGTCTTGGATAATTTCAACAAATTCGTATGGTTTACATTCGGTCAGAATTTAATCGTTACCCACCATGGGGATAAGATCAACGCGAACAGGCTTTACGAAGCGATCACACGAAACCTGAGAAAAGAGTGGGGAGAGAGTCGTCGCACGTATTGTTGGTTAGGACATATCCACCACCAGCAAAGCAAAGAAATGGGGGGAATGGTGATGGAGCATTGGAACATTCTTCCACCAACTGACGCTTGGCATAACGCGTCGGGTTATGGGGCCGATAGGTCGATGACGTGCGTGGTCTTGCATAAGGATTTCGGAGAGGTCACACGGTTAAGGGTAACAGCGGAGGCACTGGAATGAGCGCGTTCGACAAACAAGAAGGCGGCAACCATTACAAGATGCTACCCATCCAACCAACAGAGTACATCCTCGCCAATAACCTGGGCTGGTGCGAGTCCAATGTCATCAAGTACATTTCTAGGTGGCAGTTCAAGAACGGCCTGGAGGATCTCAAGAAGGCCAGACACTACCTGGACATACTGATCGAACGACAAACACCCGAAGTCACTTCCGAAGAAAAACCGATTAACCTGTTGCAACAAGGCTCAAAATCTTAGGCTCTTCCTCGGGGATATCCTCTTCATCACCATCATCTGGCTCGTCTTCGTATTCCTCGTGAGGCTGAAAGACCGCACAGACAACGACTTGACCAGGCTCTAAATCCTCAACCTTGATCGTCGGCATGTCATGGCTCCAGGGGTGGGCGCTTGGCCGGTGATCTCCGCATCATTCGTTTCTTTGCCAGCTCTCGCAAGCGAGGACTCATCATCATTTGCTTAGATGGTCTGCCGACCTTTGATCCGTAAGTCCCTTTACCGTATGGCATATTACTTACCCCTTTCTCTTTGCATATTCATAATTTTTTTCTTCGTTGCTTCCCGCATGTTTTTGCTTTTCTTTTCTTCGCTCGCATATCGTTTAACTAAATCTGTTTCAAGAGGCGTCAACCGCCTTCCCTCATACATGGCCCATCCAGTTTGTTTTCCTTTTCTAGTCTCAAACTCCAATGCGTTTAATATTTCTGTATAGCTCTTCTTGTTTTTTGTTTGAAACAAATCGTTTAAAGCCATGACTATTCTCTTCTATCCTTAAATTAATAGCACCACGTCATGGGAATTGTATCCCGAATATCTACATGGACAAATCCCTTTGCAATGCCGATACCAGTGAATCCGAGTTTGACAGCATTAGACATAATAATATACCGCTGATTACCGCCATTAACAGCAATATCAGCCGCAATCCCCTGGGCGTGTTGCCCTGGTCCATTTGGCTTTTTAGATTCGAGGCTATGACGAGGAGACCGATAGCCGCTCGTAATAACAAAACTAAAACCGCACGCATCACGAAGTACGTCCAGCCTCTCGATAAACTCTGGCTTGATTTCATTCTCACCCGTCTCCTGGCACGCGAACTCTTCCAGCTTGAAATACTTAAAGCTCATTTCTTCTTCGCAGTCTTCGCTGATTCTCTGAACGCCTTAGCTGTGGGCGCACCTTTCTCTCCAGGCTTACGCATCTTCTCGCCGGATCCAGCAGCGATACGCTTACGCTTCATCATGATGTTGTAATATAAACCCTTGTTAGGTGATTTCATTTCTTCCTCATGTTCATTAGTTTATCGGCGCCTCGTATGCCAAAGCTGGCACTCACAGCGATGAATAATAAATACTGATACCAATCCGGCAAATTAGATAAGGCGTCCATGCCTTGAGTCACGCGATCAATGACTGACCCATCATTTACAGCAATGGCATAGCCAATGAAAAAGATGGGCGCAGCCAGGACAATCGTCCAGAACTCATCCTTCCATGAATGTGATGAAGCATCAGCCATCTTGGATTCCCAGTCAGCATCATTCTGAATGACTGCCATCTTTGCTTGATGTTTGGCTTGCTTCTCTTCTGCTTTGTTCTTCAGCCAGCCGCCTACCAAGTTTGAAACCGGACCCACCAATGATTGCCACATAATCAATCCCAGAATTTGACGTTATCTTTAACCATCTTAGGCTCACACCAGGCCGTTATCTTGTACTGCCTGTTATTCTTATAGCCCATCTCAATGGCATTGGCGAAGAAGTTACAACGATTCACGTTGCGGAAGTACATCATTTCGGTATCCCGCATCTCACCATTCACCATGACCATGAGCATGAATGCCATAATCATTTCATTCTTACATAGAGATAAAGAGCGCCCAATAAAATCGCCATGAATGAGATCCCAGAGAACAGAATTGTGCCTAACAGTTTCATGGTCTTTTGAAACTCTTTGCGCTTGGCCCTTAGTTTAGCAACCTCTTTCTCATGAGCAAGCCGTGACTCTTCCATCCTTTGTTTGATGGATCGGTAGAGATCACCCTGTCCTTGAAGGAGACAGATATCCTGAAGCTGTCGATCAAAGTTAGCCAGTTGCCGAGTGATAGATTCCATCTGCAATGCCTCTTTATAAGACATCACGCCTGCGCCTTTCTTCTCAGCCGCTTGTGCTTTCTCTGTAGCGTCTGCCCAACGGCCTATCACGGCGCTCAGATCACCTGCATGACCCGCCGATTCTTTTATAGAATTGATTGCAGAATTGACAGCCTGGACAGCAGCTACAGCAGCACTAATCTCCGCGATCATTTTTGCCCACCAACGCCTGGACAGTATCAGATTCCCAGATCCGAATCCCTAACCAAACAATGGTGAGCAGGGCTGCGACATCTGGAAGCCATCCCAGATACGTTGCAACGCCCCCGCTTACGGCAACCGTATCTATCGCTGTTTTAGCTTCCTGTTCCATGATCGTTATTCAGCAGACTGTGCAGCTTGGTGAGCCGCGTATGCAGCCTTAGCGTCATCAGTGAATACTGCGCTGGCAATCGTTACCACGTCAGCATCTTCGCCAGACAAATCAGCATCCGGTGTCAGTACATGACGGTGGAAATTTCTTGATATTTCTTGATCGTCACGCTTGATGATCGAGGCAGTACGTACCTGTACCACTGGATAGCCAGCAGCTAGGTGTAAGACTTCGATCTTGTCGTTTAAGGTTTCTTCAGTAAGTGCCATGTGGCCTCCTATGTTTATCGCCCTATCGGGCCTGTCCACGCACTAGGCGTATTAAAGGTCTACAATTTCCCACACAAAAGAACCGCTTTCAGAAGCAGTAGATGTAACAGTTATTTGACCATCTGTTGGGCATTCGATTGTAAGATTGTTTGATGCACCTGTTGATCCTGTTCTTGTTACCCTAAGAATACTGGTTGTTAAGACAGGCAATCCAGTAATTGCTTTTGTAGCAGATGCAGAGAAAGACGATTGACCATAAGTGACATCACGACCAAGGTTAAACTTGCCAAGTGTACTTGGGTAAACGCCGCCTGTCCCCCAGTTAGATTTTTGTATTGGGGTTGTATTTTGCGTGACATCCAAGTCAATCTTCAGATCGGTTGGAAGTTTACTAACTCGCTGGCCTACATAGAGACCGACAGCAAAACCACGAATAATGCCAGATACGGCAACATCAGTCACATTACCCTGCATAACTATCCCAGCATTATTTGCTGGACTTGTTGCAGTGCTGACAATCGTATTGCCTGAGATACTACCACCTTCCATTGAGTGATTATCACCGACAACCAAAGCCGCCGTGTCAATGTCAATACCGTAACAGGTTACAGAATTATATTGGTCATTTTTGATCTCAATATAATTGTTATCAATTTTACTTTCAAAGATATCAAGAATTCTAATACCGGCAAGATTAGTGTTGAGAATTGTATTGTTACTACAGACGATGCCATAGCTTCTGCTAAAAGCCATGCCTAAATCTCTTGCGCCGTATAAGCAATTATCAGACACCGTAACATTTTTAGCATTATAAACTGCTATATATGATTGAGTTTCAGCAACATAAGGAGAATCTGCAATTTGCTCATCAAAAACATTTCCAATAATAGAAACATTTTTAATTGAGTTATAGGTCAATGGATCAGAGCTAGGAATGTATGTAGTTACTGATCCATGGCACTGATCAAATGTATTGCTGGCAATCGTAACATTGGTTATTGTTTCGGTAATAACATTAGGCTCTAAATCGATTGGCCCAGGCATATCGGTTTTAGTCATTTTATAAAAATGATTCCCAATGATCCTGATTTGATTACCTGTTACTACGCTAATTCCATTTCGGTTAATGTTATTGCCGCTAAAGCGACAATTCGATATATCAATATCATAAGGAAGCACACTTGATTTTTGGCCGCCATAGCTCCAGCTTACATAAATACAATCCCCTTCTGGATTCTTAAAGTGGACGTTTTCAACAACCATATTTTTTGCTGATACAGCAACAAGAGTCATAATTGACTCGCTCCATTGTGCGGGATCAGTAAAGTTTTGATCTAAACAAATGTCTTTAAAAGATACGTTGTCTACCGAAACATTTGTCGGGGACACCTCTGTGCCAAGAGTAATGTTTGGGAAAAACATATTCGCATTAGTATTATTATCGAGCCTAATAACAGAAGCATCACCATCGCCATAAATAAAATTATTACTGTTGTAGAGCAATCCCCCAGAAATTCTATATGTTCCTGCTGGGAAATAAACGGCATCCTGCGAATTTAGTGCGGCTTGTATTGGGTCTTTGCTATCAGCAACGCCAGTTGGATCTGCGCCAAAATCAAGAACATTTGCACTTGCTCCAGATATCATTCTCTGGTGAACTTTAGTTAGTGCCATTTAAAATGCTCCTTATGTTGCCTGATATGAAAAGCTGAAATAAACATCTGCTGCGCCAGACGTTAAATCACTAACTAGAATATATCCGCTATCATCAATAAGATTAAATGCCGATGATCCGTTGTCGGCGAAAAATGTCACTAAATTTGATGACTTTGTTATGGATGAAACATATACGCCGCCACTTATAAAATATGCGCTAGTTAATGGAACATCAGAGGATGGGTACGGAAGCCCTTGAATGCAGAAATTATTTCCTGCTGTTAAACCGCTTGTGTTTATGTTTATCAAAACACCAATTACGTTTACTAGATTCCCAACTTTTGTATAATTCCCAGTCGCTGTGCTGGCTGTCCCAGTATTTCCACCAGAAAGTGCATCAGCAGCAACAGGCGTCCAAGTCCCCTCCTCGTAATCATCGAATAGCTCAGAGGTTCCAGTGCCAGCGGTAGCAGAGAAGTCGATGCCTTGGCCTGATGGGAAGGCTAGGTTGCCCGATGAATTAAATCGTGCAGCTTCAA